GCCGAGGGGCAGGAGAAGCCCAAGGACGCGACCGAGACGGCGAAGGCGACCGACGCACCCGACAAGCAGGCCTCTCCTTTCCGTGACCCACCCAAGCGGTTCTCCGAGGATGCCAAGGCTGCATGGGAGACGGCGCCCGATCCGGTCAAGGCCGAAGTCCACCGCGCCATGCGCGAGCTGGAAGGCGGGATCGAGAAGTACCGGGCGGAATACGAGCCCATCAAGCCCTATGCGGATCTCGCCAAGCAGCACGGCACGTCCGTCAAGGACGCGCTCGACCGCTATACCGGCCTTGAGAAGATGCTGGGCAGCCACGACCAGAACGAGAAGTTCGCGGGGCTCCAGCAGGTCTTCGACTACGCCGGCATCAACCCGCGCGAGTTCGCCGCGCAACTGATGGGCCAGACGCCGGAACAGGGCGCGGTCCAGCAGGAAACGACGCTTCGCGAACTGCGTCAGGAAATCGCGGGCCTGAAACAGCAGCTCGGCGGCGTGACGACCTCAATGCAGACATCTCAGGAAAAAGAGACGCTGCAACAGATCGAGCGTTTCGCCGCGGACAAGCCGCGCTTCGACGAACTGGCGGAAGACATCGCGTTCTTCCTGAACAGCGGTCGCACACAGGATTTGCAGGAAGCCTACGAGTTGGCCGAACGGCTCAACCCGGCTCCTGCCCCACAACCGGCACTGGCTCAGACCCAGCCCGAACCGACGCCCGAGGCTCATACCCTCAAGGGATCAAAGTCAGTCAGCGGCGCACCTTCGAACGGGGCATCCCGACCGAACGCGCAGCCGTCGTCATCCATCAAGGAAGCTCTGAAACGCGCTGCGGCGCAGGCGAGCTGACTTCTCTTAGGAAAGAGTCACAATGCCCATCAACCCGATCACGCACTACCAGCAGGTGCTGTCGATGGCTCTGGAGGATCGCTCCAGCGGCTATCAGGACCTCGTTTCGAACTCCAACCCGCTTCTCGCCATTCTGAAGCGCAAGGGCCTCTGGAAGGAATATTCCGGCCCGCGCATCCGCGAGACGCTCCAGATCGCCAAGCCGGACGGCCAGTGGTACGCCGGATATGATCTCCTGGCGAACGCTCCCATCGAGCTGTTCAACGACGCCTACTTCACGCCGAAGATGGTGGCGACGCCCATCACGCTCTCCTACGAGGAGATCCTGAACAACCAGGGCACCAACCAGATCATGGATGTCATGGAGTCCTACATCGACGCCGCCGAGCGTTCGCTGATGGACACCATGGAGGAAGCGATCCACTCCGATGGCACCGGCTTCGGTGGCAAGGAACTCGGCGGCCTCGCGCTGGCGGTTCCGATCGTCGAAGACGCCGGCACCTACGGCGGCATCTCGCGTGCCGACAACAGCATCTGGCGCACCTCGACCTTCGACGCCGATACGGACTTCCCGGCCATCGGCACGCAGGTCAGTTCGACCACCATCCGCCCGATGCTCAACCAGATCATGACGCAGCGGTCCCGCAATCGCAGCGGTGCCGATCTCCTGCTCATGTCGCCGGAGCATTACGCCGCCTACGACGCCGCCACCGTGGCGATCCAGCGCATCAACGATGAAAACTCGATGGGCAAGCTGGGCTTCCAGTCGCTGAAGTACTACGGCGCCGGGCGCACCGCGGACATCGTCCAGGCCGGCGGCATCGGTTCGTCCATGCCGGCGAACACGACCTACGGCCTCGACACCAGCAGCTTGCGGATGCGGTACAACCCGAGCCGCAACTTCTCCAAGCTGTTCGAAGGCGAGGGGATGAAGCCGATCAATCAGGACGCAGTCGTCCAGTACATCGGCTTCATGGGCGAGCTGACCATGGTCAATCCGCTCTTCACCTGGCGCTTCTACGACAGCGACCCGGCGACCTAACAGGGGCGGGCTCCGGCCCGCTCTTCCATCCCTTCGTCCCCATCATGGAGAATGACCAATGGTCAAGCATATCACCCCCTCGCTTGGCATCGACCTCACCTATGTCGGTCCCAAGCCCTACTACGACGCCAATTCGGCCACGGCGACGCCGGCTATCGGCACTGTCGTCAAGGCAGATGACGGCCACGACTACGTGTTCGCGGTTTCCTCTGCGGCGGTCGCCTCCGGCGCTGTCGTCATCCTGACCGAGCCGGCGATGACCTTCGCCACTGGCGCGGGGGCATGGACCTCGCCGACGATTACCGGGGGTGTTCCCTCCGGGGAATACGCATGGCTGAAGCGAACAGCCATCTAATCCCGCAGGCATGACATGAGGGGCGGCTTCCGGGCCGCCTTTTTCTTTGCGCCCTTCTCAGACAAGGAACCGAGCCGATGGCCGAACCCGAAAACCTCGTAGTGCCGATTTTCAAGGTCCACTCCAAGATCGACAAGACAGCCACCGCCAAGGAAGGCCGTCCGATCTACACGGATCTGGAGATCGTCGAGATCAAGCTCGCCGCCAACAAGCAGACGACAGGCGTCTTCCCCGCGCACGCGGTCTGGAAGTGGGTCGACCAGCCGAATGGCATGCGCGAACCCGTTACCTACGCCATGCGCTTCAACGAGCAGTACAAGCGGTTCAAGGCCAACAGCTCGCAGTCGCAGACCGGCACGCCCGTCGAGGAGCTGCCGTTCCTGACGCAGGGCAAGCGCCTCGAACTGAAGGCGCTGAACATCCACACCGCCGAAACCCTCGCCTCGCTCGACGGCCAGCCGCTGAAGAACCTCGGCATGGGCGGGCGCGAGCTGAAGAACATGGCCCAAGCCTATCTCGACAACGCCGCGGCGTCGGCCGACACGACCCGCCTTGCCAGCGAGAACGAGAAGCTGCGCCAGCTCGTCGAGGAGATGAAGCAGGACGCCAAGAACGCTTCGCAGGCCAAGGACAAGAAGGCCGACGAGCGCGCGGCATCGCCCTTCGACGACATGGAGAAGGACGACATCAAGAACTGGATCGAGGAAGCGACCGGCGAGCGCCCGCGCGGCAATCCGAACAAGGACACGCTGGTCGGCATGGCGGACGAAATCAACGCCAAGCTCGCCAAGAAGCCTGACGAGGCCGCCTGATGACCCTGCTCAGCGCACTCCAGTCTGCCACTGTCCGCCTTGTCGGGCAGAAGCCGACGACGTTCTTCTCCGCAACGGACGGGATCGAGGTCGAACTGACGACCCTCGCGAACGACGTGGTGAAGGACATCGTCGGCGGGCATGACTGGCGTGCGCTGACGACGCTCGGCACGCTCATTGGCTACGATGGCGTGGCCTTCGACCTGCCGACCGACTTCGACCGGCTGCCGCGCGCCATTCGTGTGTGGTCGACCTCTTGGCCCGGCATGTTCTACAGCCCCGCCAAGACGCTCAACGAATGGTACGACCTCCAGCAGTTCTCCACGTCCGGCGCGCCCGGCTGGTGGATCTTGCTCGGTGGTCAGATGCAGATATGGCCGACCGTTCCGACCGGGACGAACGTCCAGTTCTACTACCAGAGCAAGAATGTGGTGCTCTCCGAAGCCGGCGCGGCCAAGGAGGAATTCACCAGCGACACCGACACGTTCCGGCTCAACGAGCGCGTCCTGACGTTGGGCGTCATCTGGCGCTGGCGTGCATGGAAGGGCCTCGAATACGCCGAGGACATGCGGAACTATGAGTTGGCGCTGTCGCAGGAGATCGCGTCCGACAAGGGCTCGCAGATCATCGCCGAAGGTGCCCCGCGCATTCCGGCTGGTGTCAGCGTCGCCTATCCTGGGGTTCTCGGCCAATGAGGACGCCGGTCAATCGGCCAAAGCCGCGCACGTCACGTCTGTTCTCGTTCCCCGCGCCCATCGGCGGCTGGACGGCCAACCGCAATCTGGCCCAGCCGAACGCCAATCAGGCGCCCCCGGGCGCGGCGGTGCTGGAGAACTGGTTTCCGACCGCGACAGGCGCCATCATGCGCCGCGGCAGCGGGCTCTATGCCACGCTTGGCGATGAGTCCCTGCCGGTCACGTCGATCTTCTCCTACAAGAACGGCGCGGTCGAGACGCTGTTCTCCAGCACGGCCAGCGCGATCTACGACATCAGCGTCATCCTCACGCCGTTCAACTACGCGCTCGCGACGGACGAGGACGATCTTCTCGTCACGGATGGCGGCGACAATTTCGGCGAAAGCTCGACGGTTGGCCTTGAGGTCATGACGGGGTTGTCGGGCGGCGAATGGATCGTGACGCAGTTCTCCAACGGCGGCGGGGTGTTCCTGCGGGGCGTCAATGGCGCCGACACGCCTTTCGTCTATGACGGCACGACTTTCGACACCACGCCGGCCATCACATTCGCGGTCGGCGACACGACGACGGCGGACGAGTTATCCTACGTCTGGTCGCACAAGAACCGCCTGTGGTTCATCAAGGCCGAAAGCCTCGACGCCTATTACCTGCCGGTGGATTCCATCGGTGGCGAGGCCGCCGTATTCCCGATGGGTGCGGTGTTCAATCGCGGCGGCTCGCTTCTGTTCGGCGCATCGTGGTCGATCGAGGCCGGCGATGGTCTGGCCGCGAAGTGCATCATGGTCACGACAGAGGGCGAGGTCGCCGTTTACAATGGCGACGACCCGACCGACGCGGCGAACTGGCAGATTGTCGGCGTCTATCGCGTTGGTCGCCCGCTCGGAAAGAGCGCGCACATTCGAGCCGGCGGCGATCTGGTCATTGCGACCGACGTGGGCTTCGTTCCGCTCTCACAGGCCATCCAGCGCGACTATGCGGCGCTCTCCCCGGCTGCCGTATCCTTCCCGATCGAAACGGCATGGAATGACGCTGTCGCACGTCGCTCGGGCGCTGAGTGGAAGTGCGAGGTGTGGCCGACGAACCAGATGGTCGTGGTCGCCCCGCCAACCGTCGCCGAGACATCCGCAGAGGTCTACGTCGCCAATTCCCGAACCGGCGCATGGGCAAAATACACGGGATGGGATGCGACCTGCCTTGAGGTCTTCAAGGAGCGCATGTTCTTCGGCTCGCAGGATGGCCGCGTGGTCGAGGCCAACATCACCGGCCTTGACGAGGGTGCGGCCTATACCGCCCGCTATCTGCCGCTCTTCGACGATCTGAAATCGCCGGGGTCGCTCAAGATCGCCGATCTTGCCCGCGCCACCATTCGCTCATCCATCCCGGTTCGCGATCAGGTGTCGGTGCAGTTCGATTATCAGACGCAACTGCCGACGCCGCCGGATGCCACGCTGGTGCTCTCGTCTTCGACATGGGGCGATGCGACATGGGGCGAGAGCGTCTGGGGCGAGACCACCACACCGACCACGCAGGAATCCTGGCGGTCGGTCGGCGGGTCCGGCTACACCCTGGCGCCGGCTGTGCAGGTGACGAGCGGCGCCAACGTCCCGCTGGATGCCGAGATCGTCCGCGTCGATGTCACCTTCTCCACGGCGGATATCGTCACATGACACCGCTGTTCGGGCATAGCGCGACGGTCTCCCGTTTCGTTGCGGATCTCATTCCGGGGCTCGAACGGGGATTTGGCGAGAACCAGTCGATCGGCGTCATCGACAAAGACGGCCAGCTCGTGGCGGGCCTCGTCTATCACAACTGGGAACCGGAAGCCGGCATCATCG